AATTGATTTTTGACTTCTTCTTTCTTTTTGAGAAGCCATTCTAAACGCTTAACATCTTTCACTTTTTTGTTACGTTTAAGTGATTGTAAATCTTCACTTCTTCTGTACAAAGAACTTGTCTCACGTTCCCATTTGAACATTATATAATTGATTTCATTTTTGATATCTTTGTATTTTAGAATAAGACTACGTTTGTAATCTTCTATTTTACGAATAAAAGAGAAAATATTAACGTGAGAGATGATAGGATTATGTATTTGGATTTCATACGGTACAAGAATATTGTTATAATTTAATTTCACATCCATAATGCGTGTCTCAGTTTCTTTCATTTTGTCCAACATATATTTTCGTTTAAGTATAGGGTCATCTACAAAGTCAAAATGATTCCGTGTCATTTCTACAGAGACCATTAAATTTTCGTATTGATTGGAAATATTCATGTACAGTTCAGCGATAGCTTGCCATTTCATAAAATTATTCATAGCGATCATTACTGTAAGAAGAGCATTCAATATAGATATTGCCCATCCGCTCCACTCTACGTCTTCAAAAAATGGAGCTAATACTGTCATACCTGCTGTAATACTCATAGCGGGAAACATAAGCATATTATATTTCTGAATAGTAATTCGATTGGATTGCTTAAATACATATACTTGACCTCTTAAGAAAGTTATCAAAAGTTCCATTTCACTAATAATACCTTCTTCTTTTGATTGGTACTTATTCAAAGATTTTTCTACATCTTCGTATGTTAATTTACGGTATTTAGGTTTTATGCGGTCAGTGAGACAACTTGCGCTATCATCTAGGTCAGATTCCACTTGTGAGCTTCCAACTAGTGATTCGGCGTCATCATATAGGTAGCTGGAATGCTCTTGTTGTCTCAAAAGTTCATTTATATTGGTAGGGGACTGTTCTTCAATATTCTTTGTAGGTTCTAATCTTGTACGAACATCTCTTAATTCATCTTGTAATCGATTTACGTAAAAGTCATTAGAATCGTTTCCAATGGAATAGACCCCTGAAAGACTAATAGAACTATCATCACCAGGAGAACCTGCTGCACCCAAAGCGTGTGCACTAATGCGATGATTCATGGCGGAATCTGTCATTTCTATTTGAGTATTGATATTATTTGTAATTGTCTCGTCATTAATGTCAATAATAAGGTCCATTTTGTCATCTTCAAGTATATTGTACGATTTACCTTTTTCTAGATCTGGTACTTTTCCGTCAGGTTCCATACTGTATATAATATATGTGAAATATAATATTTCTATAGTTGGTTGAGAGATATATGATTTTTTGTATTATTCTGTATGGAAAACAAAGACTTTATAACGGTATCTTTACTGTAATGAACCCGTTGTCTCACATATTCTTCTGAAGTGCACATCAATTCAGATATTTCTATGTTACTGCGAATCTTTTCAAAGTAAAAGTTATATTTGTACCGCATTGTACGCTTATCGAAACCATTCATTTTATCTACAGCTTCCCAAGCTTTCAAATAGTATTCGTTAGAAAAGTATCTAGGTCTTACTTCATTTTGTACGAATGTACGAGTTCCTAAATAGACTTGTTTATATGGGTCGTTTTTCAGAATATGTCTCAATTGTTCTTTTGTTTTCCTTCTTTTGCGTTTATATTTTGGTATTTTTGAGATAGGATGCATATCCGTCAATGATTGGTACAAATAACCTTTGATGTATGTTTGTACATAATGATGATAAAACTGTTTACCACTATATTTCCTAGTGGAATGATAAAGGCCAATAAAACCGTACATTAATAATTCGTCGTGATTTATCGATTTACATTTGTATTTATGATGTTGTTTAAATTGTTTTATAAGTTTATATACCATTGGGGTATATCTCTTGAATAAAATGGTATCTACTTTTTGTCTCATAGAAAGGGTTGTCTCATTAGACCGTACATAAGATGTTAAAGTGCGTAGTTGTACTGGAGTTAATATTTTATAGGAATTTACAGTGAAAAGGCAAAAGAAAAATACAACAAATACTGTACATATCATATTTCTTGTATTTTATACTGGAATAGTGTGTATATATATTTTACATTCTTACTACTTAGAAGTCTCCGCAAAAGTCGAATACGTCTCCTGCGTCTTCTTTGTTTGCGAGTGCATATGCACTATTAGTTCTCTCGAAGAAGTTCACTTTGGTATCAATACTGATGAGTTCCATGAAATCAAATGGATTGCTAGAATTATAAATCTTATCATATCCTAATTGGAGACAAAGGCGGTCAGCTACGAATTCGATATATTGCTGCATCAGTTTTGCATTCATTCCAATCAATCGACAAGGCAATGATACTGTAATAAATTCTTTTTCGATTTCGACAGCGTCTTTGATAATGTGATGAATTCTTGAAGGCAATAATTTATTGTTTAATTTACTGTACAATAATATTGCGAATTCTGTGTGGAGTGCTTCATCTCGAGAGATAAATTCGTTGCTAAAAGTTAGACCAGGCATAAGTCCACGTTTTTTAATCCAATAAATAGATGCAAATGCAGACGAGAAAAAGATACCTTCAACGCACGCAAAAGCAACTAACCGTTCTGCAAAAGAACTCTCGTCGTCCTTTATCCATTTTTGTGCCCAAACACCCTTTTTAGCGATACACGGGAAATTATACATTGCCTTAAATAGTTTGTCTCGATGTGCAGCATCTTGTATAAATGTATCAATAAGAATACTGTACATTTCACTATGTATATTTTCCATAGCAATTTGAAATCCGTAAAATGCTCTTGCTTCACTTAATTGTACATCTGACATGAATCTTACGCCTAAGTTTTCTAGTACAATACCATCACTTGCAGCAAAAAAAGCCAAAATCATTGATATGAAATGTTTCTCGTCTTCATTTAGCTTTTTCCAATCAACTAAATCCTTACTGAGGTCGACTTCTTCCGCACGCCAAAAACAATCGACTTGTTTTTTATACATTTTCCATATGGAGTCGTCTTGTATAGGAAACATGACATAGCGGTCAGCTGTTTCTTCGAGCAGAGGTTCTTTGACAATGATTTGATTTTCTGTGATTCGCTGTTCCAGTTTGGATTCTTGACTGGGTGATGTACTTAGTTCAGACTGTAAGTGCGAAGAGGATATGAGCATACTTTTGACTAAATAATATATACGGTATATTTTTATATGGATTCAAAAAGTTCTAAAAATGGTTGATACAAATGTTATCTCATTAATGATTTTATACTTGGTGGTCGGTAGTACAGTAAATCAAGTTCTCTTGATGATGTAGGAAATTCTTCTATACCATAAATATCCTGTAATAACAACCATTCGAATAAACCACCACTGTATATGTAGACTGAATCTATACCGAGTGCAACTAATTGGTCATATTTTTTATGTACAGTAGAGTCATCTGAATTTTTACCGTAAATGAATACTGGTTTGTCGGGTGAATGTAGGTTGTTCATCATTTCATTAATGGTTATTTCTTCATCATTTGCATTTACAGTATTAAAAATGAGACATCGTTGGTTGTCTCGACTAAGTGTATTTAAAATTAAAATTCTTTCGGGATGTTTTACGGCATACTGTAGATTTTCAAAATTCACGAATTTGTCTTTTTCTCTGAATTGATTCAATGTCTTGAACAAGTTCATTTATAATATCAGAAAATTGATTTATATATAGTTGTACTGTAAATAACTATAATAATTATAACGTTTGTTATCTCTTTTGTATTACACATAAATTATGGACGCTCTTATGCAAACAAAGCTTTCAAAATCTGAATGGGATTCTACAGAAATCCCTGTATCAGATAATGAAAAGCAGATATTAGAATTAATTCGTAGTGGGTATCACGATACGAATATCAAACAGAATTTCACTTGTAATTTGCATCGATTTACCAAAATCGATATGAAACCAGAAGTGGAGTTTCATTTGTACACTAAGTATTTCAAAGATATTGTAAATAAAATTATAAAAAAGTATTGCAAAGAAGATGAGGCATTCCAAGAGTTTGCATCAAATGCAATGAAAATCAAGAAGTTGAAATCGGCAGAAGTTATACGCTTACAGAACGTTGACAATTCAGTACAAACTAATTCTGAAGCTATATTTGAATTTGTGTTACTGGAACTTTGTCGCAAAATATGTCGTGGCGTAAAGCACGAATCGGATAACTTTCACCCATTATTGTACAGTTTAATTCACTGTCGTTCTCAATGCACTGACACGCTTATACCGTACACAAATCAATACGTATTAGACTTTGTCGATTTGGTGATTGTAAAAGGAAAAGGAAATATTTCTATAGAAGAGTGTATTTCTCATATTCCCAATATGTTGGAAAAAAATAAATACTTGTCCAAATATCGTAATTTGGCGCTTTATCCGCATCAAAAAGAACTATTTACAGTATGTCGTACACAAAGACATCATCCGAAGTTAATATTCTATACCGCACCAACTGGTACAGGAAAAACGCTTTCACCAATCGGTTTAAGTGAAGATTATTGTGTACTGTTTGTATGTGTAGGTAGACACATTGGTTTAGCTTTGGCGAAGTCAGCTGTTTCGATTGGTAAGCGTGTAGCGTTTGCATTCGGTTGTGATAGTGCGTCGGATATTCGTCTACATTACTTTGCAGCGGCTGATTATACTGTAAATAAGAGAAGTGGTAGAATTGCAAAAGTAGACAATAGTAATGGTTCGAAAGTGGAGATTATGATTTGTGATATACAATCGTATTTGGTTGCAATGTACTATATGATGGCATTCAACGACCGTACAAATATAATCACTTATTGGGACGAACCCACAATGACGCTTGATTATGAATCACACGAGTTGCACGGTAGTATCGGTAAATTATGGAAAGAGAATCAAATTCCAAATATGGTTCTTTCTTGTGCCACTTTACCGACAACAGAAGAAATACCTGATATTGTAGTGGACTTCCGTGGTAAATTCGGAGATGTGTACACTCATACTATTACAAGTGCTGATTATACTAAGACAATTCCTATTATCGATACAAACGGACATGCTTTCTTACCACATACCCATTATGAGGACAGTGAGGAGATTCAAAATGTTGCGTCATATTGTACAGATCATAAGACATTGATGCGATACTTCGATTTGGAAGGTATAATGAATTTTATAAAAATCGTATACTATTTGGAAAGTAAGAATCCTGGTAATGTGATTGACTCGAATTATGTGTTCTCAGAATATTTTGACAATATTGAAGATATTACGATGTCATCTGTAAAAGAATACTATTTAGCATTATTACAAAACATAAATGCTTCAAAATGGCCATCTATAAAGTCGTTCTTAAAGAAGGCGATAAAACCGAAATTCAATTATACTGTACATAATTCAGCTTTGCGAAGAATACAAAGTGTATCGAGTACAATATCTCCAATGAACAATGAAATAAAGCGGACTGCAAGCGATACAGATATGATTGTACAGAATAATATAAATGATCCATTAAAAGGGATTCGATTAACGACAAATGATGCACATAGTTTAACGGATGGTCCTACAATATATTTCGCTGATAATGTACTGAATGTGGCTAGACTTTATGTGAATCAAAGTAGTATTCCTAAAAATGTGCTGAATCATATTTTAGAGAGCATTGACCACAATGAGAAACTGAGAGAATCGATAGAAAAGCTAGAAGCTGATTTATTTACAAGAACACAAGTAAAAGATAATCAAGACAAGTCTACAGAAGAATCCAGTAAAAAGTCACCGAGTAAAAAATTAAAAGAAAAAGATAACGACAAAGACCCAATATCAGAGAATTTGGAAGAAAATATCCGTCAATTACGGAGACAAATACGTATATTATCTCTTCACGCAGATTTCATTCCAAATACTACATCACATCAAGAGAAATGGACACCTGATGGTACTGTACATCCAAATGCGTTTGTATCTAATATAAGCACTGATACTGTAAAAGAAATAATGTCATTAGATGTTGACCAAAGTTATAAAGTCCTTGTATTGATGGGAATCGGAGTTTTGGTGAAAATGAATGAACCAAAATATGAGGAAATAGTGAAACGACTGGCACAAGAGCAGAAATTGTTCTTGATAATCACATCAACTGATTATATATACGGTACAAATTATCAGTTCTGTCACGGATTCGTAGGAAAAGATTTGCAAAAAATGACACAACAGAAGACGATTCAATGTATGGGTCGTATTGGTAGAAATGCTTCACAGCAGACGTATACTGTAAGATTTAGAAACGATGATATGATTAAAAGATTATTCTGTGTTCCTGAAGTGAACCTGGAAGCTGTAAATATGAATAGAATATTCTGTAGTGATTAGGAAGTAAATAATACATATTTGTACAGTATAATAAATATGTATTTGAATAAAATTATTCGTCACTGATTTCGTCTAATATCATATTGATATTAAATCCGTAAATATAAACACTTTTGTCATTAATGGAAACTGAACAAAGTAAACAATTGTCTTCCTCTCTGAAATTACTAAAGTAGTTAAATTAGAAACACTTCACACCGACCATTTTAATTCGTAATTTAGAAGTTCAAAATCTTTCAAGTAGACTTCATTTATAATTTTAATGGTCTCTAAATCAAAATAATCTGATAAATTATATTCTTTTATATTAAAATCTTGGTTTTCTAATTTTTTATATTCTACTTCGTTAATTTGAAAATCATCATTGCATATAAACATATACTGGGGGTAATAATGAATTATGTTTTTATTAAAAGTTGTATTGAAATCATATTTTATTAGTTCATTTTTGACAAATAATTTAAATTGGTTTTTATTACTATTAGGTCGTTTGTAGAAAAAACCACTTATAATTCTGTTATAAGGGTTTCTTGCGTATGTATAATAGTAAATATTTTGCTCTTTTAAAAAATTAGTATAATCTTTTCTAAGAATAAAGGGTAAATGTGCGAAATCCAAATTCTCATTGCAATCCCAATATGATTTTATTATTTTATTATTTTTGTAAGATTTAATTGTGTCTCTTATGAATTTCCCAGAATTTTTTGGAATATGTATGTAACAATATATTTTTCCGCTGTTTTCGTAAATTAGCATTATAATATATATATTTAAACAATTCTATTTATATAAACGTGACAATATAATAAATATGTATTTGAATAAAATTATTCGTCACTGATTTCATCTAATATCATATTGATATTAAATCCGTAAATATAAACACTTTTGTCATTAATGGAAACAGAACTCAACAGACAATTGTCTTCTTCTCTATAAATAAGTCCCATACACATTTCGTAATTTTCTTTTTTATTGGTAGGTTCAAAACGGAATGCGGGAGATATTCCCAAGTATGTATACAGTTCATTAAACAGTATCCAATGAGAAAAAATGTACTTATGTTCTTGAATCACTCTTACAATTACCAAATATTGTTTTAAATGAGGCAAGTAAACGCACGCGCCTCCGTGAACTTCACAATTAGTAAGTTTGAAAATGCGTTTCATGGATATTAGCTGACTATGTCCTTCCTTTAGATTTACAGAAATAACCTTAATAGGGTCATATGAATGAAGCATATGTATTACATTCTGTTTTTCAAGATATTTGAGTACAAGCCAGTTTTTCTCAGGGGTTTTCTCAGAAGTATCATATTTTAAAGGTTTCACATTTTTTATCATGCCTTCTTCTCTGGATATTTCACAAAAACACATTTCTGGTATCCAGTCAGCATTGGTATCCAATGCAACAGAAGTCATAAATTTGTCGCTAATTAGTCTACAGTCTTCTACTCCAATCGAATATGACCTATATGTTTCTCTAGGTTCTTCATTTAGTTTTTCCGATGATAATATTTGAAAGTCGTGAGACAGTTCTAATAGAAAAGTTCTATTGTAATATTCTGGGTATTGGCCTTCAAATTTGTCTGCTTGCCTTATAGTCGCCAAATACATGTTTGGATTTTCAGGATGAATGATCAAAGACATATTGAATCCTTCAAAATTTATTTTTGTCTTAAAATTAGAAACTTGTCGAAGTGTTGGTATTGTTTGTATAAAATCAGACATAGTGATATTGTCTTTTTACAAATTATTTCTTTAAGTATCTTCGAATGATATTGTACAAGGATATTTCAAAAAGTTATAGTCTTTCCAAGTAGTCAATTCGGGATTGTTTGTCTCACACCAATCAAACAGTATTTTCTTTGTATTATGAATGTGTACAGGAAATGGTCGCCACAATTTATATTTGAAATGAATAAATAGATTCATCAATGTCATTTCATTTGTTTTGCATATTGGATATTGTATAATACCTTCTATCATTTCGTCTTTTGAAATGGTTTTTAAAATATTAGTATCGTATACCCACATACAATTTAAAAAATAGGTTTCTTTCAATATTTTAATACCACCAAAGTCAGTAAGAGTATCTATCATACGTTTATAAAACGTTTTACTGACTTGTGTCTCAAATAATTTATCAGGATTAGGAGACTGTACATAATTACCACCATCGTCAGGTGCCAAAAAAGTATCTTTGTACGGTAACTGTAAAATAGAATCATACACATCATCCAATACTCTAATACCTGCATCCAGGAAAACAACTCGCTCCCATTTTGTAAAATATGGGTCAAATACGTGAAGTTTTTCCCATTGGTTTATTTTATTAATTTCTCGACCATCAATAGAATCCACAAAAGGTGTATAATGTAGAAGTTTCAATAACTCATTTTTTTCCAAAATAGGCGGAAATTCTTTAACTTGAATATTATAAAATTCTGCGAAAGTTTGAGACACATCGAATTGTACGGGCAATAGAACAATATCACCTTTCCAATTGCCACGCGTTCTCAAATCTATTATTGTACGTTTTGCTTTTGAAAAATATGGAGCGTCTGTAACTAAAACAAATACTGTACTACTACTTTCTACACTCATAATTATAGTTATACTGTACAATTATATTATATTATATTATATTATATTATATTATGCCTTCGTATTATTTGTACCATCATATGATATATTTGGAGAGATTGAGGTTGGTTTTTCATACATTTTTGAAGCACGTTCAAGCCCCCCATTAATGTCTCGAATCTCGAGACATACTCCACATCTAGGGTAGCACGTTATACAGCAAAAAGTTAAAATAAAAGGTACTTCCAAATCTGTAGGTATTGAACCAGAACAAACGAGACAACAAGTATGTCCTTGTATTTTACAACAGACGCCTGGTTTTTTACAGTACAATGCACAGAATCCACACGCGATGCGACAACACGAGTGATTGGTCGGTTCATCGCACCAGCAACATAATGGTTCTGTATCTGTTGTACAACAACACTCATTCAAAAGACAACAGCATTCAGATTTTCCAGAACATCCTATACAATCAAAGCTTGGTGGTAATTTACTGATATTGAGACAGCCACAAGAGAAACATACTGTAAGAAAATCTTCATCAATTGTGTCCATACGGTATTCATCGTTTATTGACATATTATATATATAAAATCGGTCTACTAAAACTTTTTATCTTTAACATACATTATTTTATTTCAATATAAATTATAAGATAATGAATATTTGTTGTTCCTGTGAACGTACTGTAAAAGAATCATATGATTATTTATTTGAAAAACACAACACATATTTACAGTACATACCATTACCATTTGAGTTGAGATATGAAATTGGAAAGTTTTTAAACCCTCGAAGATTTGAAATGGGACATTTTAAATCATAGAGGGTCAGATTCCAGTAACGCTTTGAAATGACGCCCTTTCAGGGCGTCCTATTTCAAATCTTCACTTGTATAATTCGTTCTGATTCACATATTGTCACATATACTGTAAAATCCAGAGTAAAACCAGAATTCATGGAGTATGATAGTGATGGCGAATATTATTGGAACGAGAGCAAAATTATGTGTACATTATGCTTTCAGCTAGCTTTGGCTGAATCATTATGTGTACAAAATCATTTGCCAAGATTTCGCAGAGATAAGTGGTATTTTATTGTACGTCGATATTATTCAGAAGAACCCGAATACAAATACTATTCAGAACACTTAGAATTACAACATAAAAAAGCATTGACAGATTTCTATTTACACTACTACTTACCAAAAGTTTATGAAATAACTCACAACAGACAGTCATCGCCGTCTGAACATCCAACGGAAAAAAATAAATACATTATATACAGTAAATACAATGCTTAAATCTCCTAGGGTGTAAAGTGTAAGTGACCTATTTTAAGTGTAATATTCGATTTATTGTAATTATACCAGTGAAGATTTCAAAACGTTACTGTAATCTGATCCTCTTCGAGGGTTTGAAGACATCTTAACCATCTGAGTGCGTATTTCTTTTTTTCTGGATTTGTTTCTCCATTTTCATAGAATACGTATGCGCGCATAGTTGTATCCCCGTCCTTCATAGCCAATAATCGTTTACCAGATAGTGGTAAGTTGGATGATACCTTCTGTACAGTATCTATCATATCCCGTGTATGCTTCACTTTTTGTGTTCCAACAGCAACCATAATAGAGAAACCGTCTTCGTCCTTACCTGAGTCTCTAAATTTTTGAGCACGATTATTTATTTCCCGTTTGCGTGCTTCCAATTCGTCAACAGTTTCAAACTCCTCATATCCTGGAGTCCCATCTGGTCGCTTAGACCAGTCAAATCTCTCCTCTATTTCCTCATCCATCTTCTCTTTTGGAGACTGTATTTTACCGTACAACTCATTCATCATATTTGTTGCCTTGTCAACCGCTCCTCCTAAGGTGTCTCCTTTGTACTCCTCTGTTTTGATTTCATCCACGATATTGTTATGTCGACATATACGGGCCGCCATCAGTCCCTCTAGCCAGTATGTACATTTACCAGTATACCTGGGACTATGTGCGATAATTCCTGCCAGTCGTCCCGCCTTCTGTGTAGCAGTATCGATATTCGCGACGTGTCCTAGAATCATATCAGTCCAGATGAGTCCTCTATCAGTAGTGAAATAGAATGCATCCCCTTTATAGTTGAAGATGAAGTCATTTCTTGGTACATAATGGAAACCTAGTCCTCGGTCAACCTTTAATCGGCCAATAATAATGAGCGGTTTATCGGTCAAACGATTGGATTCTACAATATAGTGTAGTAGTTCGGACAAACGTTGTCCAAATACACTGTACTTGCGACGGTTTCGGTTTGTGTATAATGTCACCCCTTCACCATTGAATGTCATCGCGTACATATCCATATCCTGTACACAATAGATTGCCAAACTTGCCATTTCGCGAACTCTTGAGTTAGCATTTAAGATGATTTTTCGATATTGTACTTCTCCTCCCTTGTCCTTTACCGTTTCGTGGAAGTACTCTTTATTTGTTTCTAATAGGTCTTTACAGATGTCGTTATTTTTTACTTTTTTAAAATAGGATATTCCACGTATTTCAGTTTCGTCGTGATGAATTGCTCTGTAATTATCATTGTTGATATCATCCTCTTCAGGTTGGAAAATCAACGACTTCTGACACTCATCGAAACCGTTTAAGCGTTTTTCCGTTGCAGTAACCCAACCTACTCGGTGGAATAGGTTATCATTCTCCATAAGGAGAGGGAAAGTGACACCTTCGTGTACCACGTTTCTAAGACGCGTATACACTTTGTCTGCTTCGTCGAAGATAACGGCAACTTTTACACGAGAGTTGTCGAATGTATCACGGATATAGGCGATTAATTCCAGGACACGCGGAAATTGCTTGTCATTAGACAACGCACATACGACTGGATGAAGTACAGATGCATCATCCACGTATCCGTTCAAGTACTTCTTAATTTCTCCCAACGGCTGTTTGTAGTTAGACGATAGTATAAATGTTTTCATATTTTTCTGTTTTTTGAATTCGTTAGCAGATTGGTCCGTTAGGGTCTTATCGTTCATCGTGACGAAGAAGGATATCACTCTCACGTCGGTTTCATTTGCCCACTCGTCGGCGTGCGTCACGATAGCCTGCATCTTACCTGACTGGGTGTTTCTTAAAATAAAGAACGCACGGTCTTCGGTGTACATCGTGATTTTTGAGTTAGTTTAGTGTGTTTTATAGACGCTCAGAGCGTAGAATGGTAGTCTAGAGGAGACTACCCCAAAATTTTCAATTTTTTCTGTTGTGAAACCGTATATGCGTGGAGTATCCGTTTATGTGTTTACTCATAATATCATATAAAAAATGGACGATATTTATATAAAAAATGAAGCACTTTCTTACGTTTGGTCAAGGGAAGAATTTCACTGCAGCCGCGAAGCGGCTATTGTCTCAAGTTATATCTTGGAACCAGTTCGACGTTGTGGAAATGTATACAGATGACGATTTGCGTACGGACCCTTGTTATTGGGATAAGCACGCCTCGTTCACAAAGCAAAATCGTAGAGGATATGGTTACTTTTTATGGAAACCGTATTTGATTTTGAAGACATTGGAGAAGATGAAGAATGGTGATATTTTACTGTATGCTGATGGTGGATGTGAAGTGGATGTAGATGACCAAGACCGTACTGTACAATTACAGCATTTGTTTGAAGTGGTAAAGGAAGACAAAATTATTGGAAGTCAATGTAATCGTGAACGTAACATGAACAAAATGGACATATTCGTTTATTTTGATGTTGTCAACAATGATACAATTCTAAACTCTCATCAGAGACAAGCTACTGCAGTTCTACTGTACAAATGTGATGAGACAATGGACTTAGTGAAAAAATGGTATGAAATCGGAAGTATTTACAACTACATTGATGATAGTCCAAGTGTTCACAAAAATTTCGACTGTTTTGATGAACATCGTCACGACCAATCCATATTCAGTCTGCTCACAAAAACACGAGACTTATACTGTACAACAGAATCGATTGAATCCGCCATTTATATTTTACGGAATCGTACTGGGAATGTTCGACGATGTGTAGGAGTAACAGGAACACAGTTTTGGTATCCTGGAGGGAATTCTGACATTGAACAAATCGAATTTCTTTCTAAAATGGTGAAACAGAAAAAACCGACTTATGTAATGGAGACAGGTTTCGGTATAGGGCACTTGACTGCTTCTCTTCTACTTTCGTGTAGTACAATACAAGTGTATGTGAATTGCTGTACAAACAATGGAGTGTGGGGAGAAGATGGAAAAAGGATGAGACAAATGTTTAAAGACTTTTTCCCTAAATTTCATTCATTCGATGAAAATCCGAAAACGTTTTTACAGAAAAAGGAAATTTTAGGGAAAATGTTTCCTAAAGGAATTGATTGGTTGACTTTAGGAGAATCAATGGATTTAGAACAAGATCAAGAATGGTTAGATGGGATTGTCTCAAAAATGAATAATGGTGGAATTCTATTTTTCCTAAATAATTCTTTTTCAAAAATGTTTGAAAGGAAAAAGAATATTGAGAGAATCGATTTCAAGAGAATGACTTTCTTTAGGAAGATTTCGGATATGTAATCATGAATCTTCTTTGTTCAGCAGTATTGTACCATTGTCCACACTGAATATAATTTGGTAAATCGATAATATGTACAGTAATATCAGGTCCCCAATTGATATCCGAGTCAGGGTCTAGTCCCAGTTGCTTTTCCACTGTATATCTAGGAATGTACAAGGTTTTCAGATTGTCATTCATAAAGTAAATCAAAAATCCGAAAATCCCTAAACCCATCATAAAATGTTTAGCAGTTGAGAGTATCTCTAAATCTCTGATGAGATCATTGCATTCATAATGAACGTGAGAGAATTCTCTTATTTTTTTTGCACAAGGGTTTGCATCATCTTCACAGACCGCAACAACTCTTCCATATTGATAAATGACATCTGTGTAATATTTCAGAGGAGGTTGGACATATCCTGAATGAGGTTGTGTACTGGAAAAAAGGTCACCACTTCGGATATGAATAAATAAAGTGGAAACTTCTTCTACTGTACAACGATTGTTTAGAGGAATTTTGAAAATCGGTTTTATGTATTTTTGAAAAATCTGTTTTCTCTCAAATGGATGTTGAATATCAAATCCAAATTCTTTAGGATAAAAGAAAATTCCTTTTACATTTTCTATTTTTCCTAAAGTTTCCATTTCTGAAAAGAATTCTTCTTTAGGAATTTTGATTTCAGTTGTTTTCAACAAATGATGTTTAGGAAATTGTACAAGATTCTGATGTTTCATTTTGGCATAATATATTGCATGAATTACCTGTAAAATATTATTCCCATTTCTGGCAAACCAATCTGTAATTGTTATCATTTTTAGTTATGTTATGAAGAGACAAGGTTAAGTATTTCTGAACCAAGCAACGGTAAAGGTATAGTACTTCCATATTGATATAATCGTATTTGCATTTCGGTTGCACTATCTAAGTCGTCTTCTGTAAGATAAATGGTATTATGTCCATTCTCAATCGTGTTTTCTTCAATATCAATGATTGTTTGTTGTTCTGATTCTTTTGTAATCAAAATATCGAAAGAGTAAAAACGGTTTTCAATATCGAATTCTAATTGAAATCCATTCAGTTGAAGATTCTGTATGGGTGTTTCTGAAGGTACATTTTCTAATAGTCCATTATGCTGTACAAATACACGTTCAGACGTGTATGATACAGTTGAGTTATAATACAAAAATTCCAAATAATACCCTCTACCAGAAATGTGTGAAATTGGATAATTGAAGTGTTCAGTATTTGTAGATGATATCAGTGTATTTTTGCAGATGTCTTCATAATATATTATACTGGTTACACTATCGGTTAGTAGTATACGGTAATCGTAATCAAGTATATCGTTTGTATTCAAGTTTAATACAAAGTTTACTGTAAAACCATTATCAATAGTAGGATTTGTAGGTAAAACTATAGAACTAATAATAGGTAATGTACGTACAACCTGAGTTTGTGTACTTGCGCGTACTTGAAGAATATTGTCTTTGTACACGTTTACTTTAATCAAGTAGCCAGTATCTTGTATTAACCCACTTATAACTATTGTATCAGATGTTTCTGAGAGTGTTGTTGGACCACTGTATAATGGATTTTGATTCGGTAGACTATATTCAACTTCGTATTTATAGTTATCATAGTTATTCGCGACTATTTGCACATTCATAGATTCTACTTTAGGTGTTATAAATACATTATTAATTAGAGAAAGTGTTCTTACAGAAATAAGACTTTCAAGTGAGTATGGGTTTACTGTAATATATTTTATTTTGATATCGATTAAGTATGACTCATTGGAATTCAAATTCATAAAAGTATAAGATTTACCGTGTACTTCTGCATTGACAGTGTATTTGGTTTGTACTTTATTTGCGTCGGTTATTGTAAAAATATATTCTTTGGGGTCTCCTACTGTCTCAAAGTTTACTGTAAAAGAATCATATGAAATATCTGAGACAACTACATTGCGTGCTCGACCTTGGAATACTTTTCTATAACGTGTATTTCGTACATAATGGGCATATTCTTGTTTTTGAGATATATTTGAGACAACAATTGGTATAACTGGTGGACAACAAGATGATAATACAGGTACTCTTTCGAAGAACACTCCATTATTAAAAATAAAATAATATTCTGAAAACACGAATGTATGCCCAGACGTGAATGATTTTGAAAAAGAATAGTCCGACAAATACAGTACATAGTTATCACTTGTTGTCGTTCTTTTTATAATTAAATTCAAACTATTTTCCACAGGAATCAAGACAAAATCATCTTTATTGGGAATAAGAGCATATATACTTTCATACTGGGTTCTCATTATTATAGTAGAATGTTTTGCAATGGTAGTTTTTCTTTCATATTGTGTGAAAAATGGAAAATAAGGTAAATTACGTACAATAGTGTAGGAAGTTCCAGAGAAAGCATTTACTACTTCAGCGTAGGCTTCACATCTAGATTGTATCGAATCGATTCTCCTTTTAAATTCTTGAAACCGAACACCATCAAATGGCTTAGGGTCTTGTACAGTAAATAATATATTACCAGATGTTGCACGTATATGAATGTCATCTCCTGGCTGTTCTACTTTTACAGTTGAAACACCAACAGGCAAATATTGTAAGAAATTTGGTCTATGACTGAAACCATCGCTACTAGGATATTTTATGTATAGTTCTTGTGAATCTTTAACTATTGGATTTCCATTGGTATCCTGTAAAAAGAGTGGGTCTGTAAAATCTATTAATATAGGCGTTGTAATTGTCGTATTTCGCATGATGAATGTTTGGAAAATTTGTGAAATATTAATCACTGCTGTATCAGAAATATCGAAATAATTTTGGAATGTGTAGTCTGGTAAATATTTATTATTGACTCCAGACTTTTCTACGACAATTATGCATTGAGACACATCTGTATAAGATAAGTCATTATACTGTAAATTATTACCAAGTATATTCATACTAGAGTCACCACTAAAATCATATGTCGCTATACCATTTGCATAACCTCCAAATGTTATTGTATGTAAGTCAAATATTTGTGAACTTTTATTATATTCAAATTCGATGTTGTTAAAACAAAAATCGGTTTGTAAAGAAGGGGAAATTATCAATATACTGTTGTCCGATGTCTCAAAATACTCTCCATCCCCTAATACATTAGCGGTAACATAATAAATTCCTCGATTGTCATAATGAAAATATCTGTCCGTATTTTCAGAGAAATCTCCTAGAAACACTGTACCAGATGAGATAGTGTAAGTTATTTCGCCTTTACTCTCTACACCAGTTATCAAAGTGGATAAGTCAAACGCTTGTAAATAAACGAAAGACATATCATGACCAGAAATATCAAATGTCGTCGCTTCTCTCCTTATATCCAGTAAAATACTGTCAGATGCATCATAATAATTGGCTGATGAATCTTTACTGTTTGAGACAACAAGATAGTTTCCATATTTACCATAATTGAGACTACTATCTGAAATATTTGGACTGACAAACAAACTATCATTAGGATAACTTTGTAGTACAAAACTAATATCAGCTGTAGGTAAATCTGCTGATACTGCCAATGCAACTTCTTTATTGGTATCGTAATAAAAATGTCGAGTATTCATATTGAAAGAGAATTCTTGATATATTTTTTGTATTTGTACTGTCTCGGATATACTCAAATCATGATAATTCCAACTTCCATCTCTGGTCATTGTAACATCATAAAACCCTGTATTGATATATGCGAATGAGACATCTGTCAATGACTTAATTAGAATATTAGACTGAGACACATTTTCCACAAACACGTCAGAATTATTATTGTACTGTATTTCGCAGGTTAGGTCACCTATAGGAAACCCTCCTTGTACTGTAAATGATACATATTTATCTATTGGATTATAACTTATCTCTGTCTCGAAAGTATTATTGAAACTTAGTTCTGGGAAGTGACTTAATTGATTCGCTTTTTCTATTTCTATCAAAAATGTGTCTGAAATATCATAATAATTTGTACTGCCATCTTTTTCAGCAAGTATCTCGTATACACCTACAAAACTATAATCAAATATACTAGTATTCGCTCGAACAATAGCGTTGGTTGGTACAGTTGGTTGTGTCTCGATACTGTACATAATATTTCCATCACAATATTGTTCTTCATGGTCGATACCTTGAGACAAATCATATATTAATGTATCATTATATTTATACGAAAAAGAAATATCATTGAATGACAATTCTTGTACAGCACGATTCACTACGAATTCTGTCGAAATCGTTAAGTCGAAATAGTTCCAACTTCCATCTCTCGTAACTGAAATTTCGTAATTTCCTGCATTTGTGTAATCAAACTGTACATCCGATGTGTCAATTATAGTATTATCATCTCTATGCACTTCATTACTAATTGTTATGTCCGTATGATGTGTGTACTGTATTTCACAACTTATGTCTGCATTTTGTGACCAACCACCAGATACTGTAAATTCGATTATCTTATTCAATGGATTATATACTGTACTAATATCTGTCTCATCGGTAACAAGTAATTCTGAATCTTCAATTGTAAATAATTGGAATACAAAAGAAAAATCTCTAGCTTGGTATGCTTTGGAAATATCGATTGAGAATGTGGTTGATACATCGAAATAATTGATTGCATCTATAACGCTCGCCTTCAGTATATAATCTCCAACATAGTGATAACTAAACTTACTATCATCTACTATTTGTGCATTTACAGGTATTCCATTTGGTTGAGTTATTATTTCATATGAGACATTTGTTTTACTGTCGTGTTCATAATAGTCATTCGCTTGTGCTGATAAGTCAAATTGTAAGTGATATGGGGCTTCATTATATGAAAATGATAAATCGTTGAATGATAGATCTTGTGATATTCGATTTACAATATGTCTATGTACAGTAGAAATTTCCAGAAAGTTCCAACTTCCATCTCTTGTTACTAAAATATCGTAATTTCCTGCATTTGTGTAATTAAACTGTACATCAGATGGGTTAATTACAGTTATATCACTTCTTTGCACTTCATTACTAATTGTAATGTCAGTATGGTGTGTGTACTGTATTTCACAACTTATGTCTGCATTTTGAGACCATCCACCAGAAACGGTAAACGACAAGTTTTTTGATTCTTTTGTGTATTCTGAATTTGTACCTAAGGTGAATACACTATCAGTCTCTGTATTGTAAAAACTAAAGGTAGGTTGATTTGCTTTTAAAATGTCAATTGTGAAAGTTGTAGAAATATCTTGATAGTTAGGGTCATCAAATATTCCTGCCATAATAATATATTGACCAACATATTGATAGCTGAAGTCAGTGTTATTATTAATTTCAGCATTTTGGGGCACAGTCGGCTGCGACTGTATGATATAAGATACATCTTTTGTTATTTTTTCGTGTTTTCCAAAAAACTGAGTTTGAGACAAATTAAAATTTAGATTGTAAAAAGGGTCATTATACTGAAATAAAATATTTACAAACGATACATCTGGGCCAATTGCTAGAACATTTTTATCTACAGTAACAATTATATTTATAGATGAATCTACATAATTTCTTGAGCCATCTTTTGTTGCAATTATTTTATATGTACCTGCATTACCGTATGATAAATCAAATACATTAGTTCCTGTAAATATCACTGGTGTTTGGAATGTCACGTCATGATATTCGGGATTAAAATAGGTTGCCGTAATTTCATATGACATGTCAGATACTGTACTCCAACCACCAGATACTGTACCAGATAATGTTTTTGAAGGATAATCATATGAGACATCTGTTATATCGATAAACTCCATCGATGGTTGTACTGCCTTATGAATTTGCAAACTTGCATCTATTGAATAAGTATTATAGTTGTCATTAGGGTCAATGAACACGGCGTGAACTACATACGGGTCATAATCATCTCCGTCAATAGACACATCTGGATTGTCTCCATTTGCATTCGTCAAAATACTTGTCTCACTTAATGCTAATTCAGTATTCAAAACTTGAGTATCCAAATAACTAACATCTGATAAAACACCATAATTTGTATATTTTACAATAAATGTTTCTAAGTCTACAACGTCATTGTAACTAAAATCGTACGAACTCTTGGTAAATCTAATAGGTGTCCATTTAATTTCCTTGACATCACTTTGGTTACCTGAGATATCTAATTCTTCATCATCAATATTATTTATTTTAATATTTAAAAATGGAATAGGACTATCATTCACTCCAATACTGTACGAAGTTATTTTGGATAGATTGACAAACGTTGACCCTCCGCCTCCTCCACCTGAATTACTTGTCTCACCTGTACGATATCCATTACCACCCAAAGATGAACTATCAGTAAAAAATGTTTGGTCGGTCATATTACCTCCACTCGCCACGATACTACCACGATTAGTTGTTCCAGGATGACCGTTATATACTGCAAATCGTGTACCATCTACAGTAGAAGAAATGTCATGCAGTTCATAACCAGCTGTGCCACCAAAACCGTTTTCACTTCCTTTTCCACCACCACCAACTATGCATAGAATATTACTAATGTCCATATTAGAACCAGGTACTGTATATCCAACAAATACTGCACTTCCTCCACCATTGTCGTTACCACCATTAGAAATATCCCAATAAAATAATACATCTTCAATTATATCTACAGTAAAAGAAAGATATGTACCTTTTCCAGAAGTACTTCCATCAGGTGTACCGCCACCTATTGTAAATGTAACTGGGACAGGTAAGTCTGATTTATCAATGTAAAGTATACTGTTTCTTGATGCATTCAAATAATTTTGGTTTCCTTCTCGAGATATATTAATATTATACTCACCTTTGAACGCATACTGTAAAATAGAATTATTTCCTTGTTCTATGTCATTTTGTTCTGTGTCCTTGATTGTATACTGTATGGGTTTCGAACTTGTCTCATCTTGTTCAGTTATCAATTGTATCAAGTCGTATGTATTTGTTTTACTGTATGATATATCTTCATTTTTTATTTCAAACCTTTGTGGTATTCTCTCGATTTTTAATTTTGCAGAAATAGATTGTACATCATTGAGAGGGTGATATAATTCTGTGGTTGAAATATCATATTCACCAGCATAAATATAACTGAAAGAGAAATCTGTTATTGAATATGTTGATGGGTCTATTATTGAGCTGCTAATTGCTGTATTTGTCTCGTCTAGATATTTTGCACTTATTACTGTAAATGAAATATCATACTCTGTAAGATATCCAATATCTAATGACAATGTAGATGATAAATCTAATGTACGGTTGTCTGGATTGTATGAAATATCCTTATTTTGTACAGAAAAATCTGAAATTATAATTGTGGAAGATATCACTTTATCTATATAGTTCTGACCTCCATTTCGAGTTACTGTAATATTAAAATGCCCACTCAAATCATGATACTCGTAATCAGTAGGGCTAACAATGGTTGTTGTAAACACACTATGAATTGAACCATTATGTACAATACTGAAACTTAAATCTGCATCATTACTCCAACCACCTGTTATAAATTCGGTTAAGTCAATCGATTTCGTGTCTCGATTGTAGTTAAAACTTGTAGATGTAAATCGTAAATCTGGTTGTTCGGCCTTAGTAATAGTTATGTACAGTACATCGGAAAAATCGGCAAAATTAGAAACGTGTCTAGTTATTGTAATCGGATAACTTGAAACATCTGTATATATAAATAACCCATCGTTATCAATAACACCTCCTTCAGATGAAAAACTGAAACTAAAATCTGGTATACCAAATCCATTCAAATAAGCGGTTATATCAATCTCTTTTGAATCTGCTTCGTATACAAGAGAATCTTGTTCTGTACTAAATATCGATTCAAAATAAAGTTCTTGTTGACCTGGTTGTATTGTTATTGTATCTGATTTGTTTATATCAAAATAGTTGTAACCACCATGACGAGTGGCTTTAATGTTGTACAAACCTGTATTTACATAGGAGAAACTATTATCTGTAATATAAGAACCTGATGGCTCCCCTATAATTTCAAATGATACCGTCGCGTCATTACTCCAACCACCTGTTATATATTCAGCCAAGTTAACCGATTTCGTGTATCCATTGTAATAAAAACTTGTAGATGTAAACTGTAATTGTGGTTGTTCAGCCTTAGTAATAGTTATGTACAGTACATCGGCAAAATCGGCAAAATTAGAAACGTGTCTAGTTATTGTAATCGGATAATTTGAAACATCTGTATATATAAATAACCCATCGTTATCAATAGAACCGTCATTGGAATCATATGAAAAACTGAAAGAAATATCGTATTCATCATATTCTGTATCAATTCGATTCAAATAAGAAGTTTTTATATCAACTACCTTTGAATCTTCTTTATATTCAAGAGACGGTTGTTCTGTACTAAATAACGATTCAAAATAAAGTCCTTGTTGACCTGGTTGTATTGTTATTGTCTCAGATTTGTTCCTATCAAAATAATTGTAACCACCATCACGAGTTGCTTTAATGTTGTACGAACCTGTATTTACATAGGTGAAACTATTAACTATAATATAAGAACCAGATGGTTCTCCTATAATTTCAAATGATACTGTTGCATCATTACTCCAACCACCAATAACTTCTAGTTGTACAGTTGGTAGAGTGGCACTAAAGTCAAATGATGTATTTATAAATGAAATAGGCGTTGGTTGTACAGCCTTAGTAATATTTAAATCCAGTACACCAGAAAGGTTGGCAAAATTAGAAACGTGTCTAGTTACTGTAATCGGATAACTTGAAACATCTGTATATATAAATAACCCATCACTATCAATATCACCTCCTTCAGATGAAAAACTGAAACTAAAATCTGGTCTACCAAATCCATTCAAATAAGAAGTTTTTATGTCAACCTCCTTTGAATCTGCGTTGTATTCAAGAGAATCTTGTTCTGTACTAAATAACGATTCAAAATAAAGTCCTTGTTGACCTGGTTGTATTGTTATTGTCTCCGATTCGCTTATATCAAAATAATTGTAACCACCATCACGAGTTGCTTTAATGTT